GGTATCAAGAATGATTTCTATGAGCTACGCAAAGAAGTAGACACTGCGGTGTCAAGCATCAACTGGCTCAGGAAGTATCGTCCTCGTGATGAAGTAGTTAAGTACATGGATGAGAACCGAGACTTAATCGCCCTGCGCACTCCTGTAAACCGCATTGTCAAGCAACTGGCTATTGTTCGAGAGCAAGAACGCAAGACACGGGAAGCACCGGATAGTAGGATAAGTGCTAAGGAGAAGGGAGAGATTATTGAGCGGTTGCGTCAGTACGAGAGCAGACTACTAGAGCAAGTACCCACACTGCGGCAAAGAGCTAAGATGTAAAAAAGACCCCACCGCAGTGGGGCCAAGCCTTAACGGAGACAAGTCAAGGAGAAGAGTGAGGTAAGTATATCACTCCACTACCCATGCACGCAAGCCGTACATGCCCTTCTCTATTACTCGTTTACATACAACACGTTTACCCCACCGTCCAGCTTCAGCTTTCAGTACCCGCACGTGTGGCGCTATATCTAAACAAGGTATAAAGAAGGACATGCCCGGCTCAAGACTCTTCCACGGGATCAGAAAAATTGCCCCCATCACTATCAGCATTTAGCAACTCCTCTTCGCTAAAGAACTCTAGCTTGCGTACGTCAAACCAAAGTGCGTGGATGTTTACGTTTGCATCTATGGTGGTACCTGCACTCATGCGCTTGCGCTTCATACCGATAAACGCACCTGACTTCTTGTAGCGTTCTAGAGACTCTTCAAAGTTGACCTTCCATTTCGCACACTCCGCACGATACTCCTTAGAAGACACAAACAACAACTTGCTATCTGGCTCATAACGTGCAGTCAACGCACCACGTGGCTCCTTTATCGGACCGGTTTCCAACCCAGTGCGGGAGTCCTTAGTTCCGTTGATGACTAAAATCTCGTTGAACCGCCGCTGTAGCAGGTTGCCTAGGAAGTCACTGCCCTCTTCCATCAACTGTTGGTTCTGTTTGCGTGAAGAGATAATGTGCTTAATGATGTACTGCATCACGGGTCTGTGGTCGATGTCATGCAGTCCGAGTTTGCGGGTGATGATACCTGCCGATATAGCCAGTGCCGCTTGGATTGACCAGTACCGCTCGTTGACTTTCATGTCTGCCGCTTGCTCAATCTTCTGCTGAACCTTCTCAACAAAAGCAATAACTTCAGGCAAGTGATTCAAAACGTACTGTATGAAAGGGGTAGAGGCATGTCCGTAATTTTTATACAGACGGTCAAAGTGTGCACGTGACCATGCAGGGTTGTCGTTAGGATCTTTAAGCACTCGCAATTCCATAATACGCATCAACTCACCTTCGGGCATTGCCTTAATAGATAGGATGTCGTCACGCACAGATCGGTTGGTGGTTGCAATAAGTCCTGTAGCCCACTTAGTGTGATTGATACGTTCGGCGTTCTCTGAGGACTTCATACGGTTTTTACCACGCCCCTGAGTAATGTCATACACCAGATCAGACTTACCCTCTACAGTTAACTGAGTCATCTCATCAAACAAAACCGGTATATTACGCATGGTGCCAACACGTTGTATCTTCTGGTTGTGCGTGTCTTTAGCCAACATCATCCAACCTTCTTTAGGGTTACCAAAAATACTAGCGATGGTATGCAGTACCGTGGTCTTACCCGTACCTGACCCTTGGGACATCAAGCTAAGCATGTACCCTTCGAGCGGCGTGTACTTTAACAACATATTGCCAAAACCCATAAAGAACGCAAACGCTCTAGCCTCCATAGCCTCACGCCCATAGGCGTTAATGACATCCTTCCAAACATGAAAGTCGCCCTTCTGTCCGAACATGGGTACTAAAGGTAGGGTCGTGCCGGTCGGTGGGCTGTACTTAACATCATCCGCAGTGACCTCTTTATCTCCCAAGATAAATCCAGAATCATCATCTAACCAACCGAATTGTTTACGGGCTTTCTCCGACTTCGTGGAGGACTGCAACTGCTCTGCCCATCTAGCGATGTAATTCATAAGTCTGTCCTGATCTTTACCTAGCGCGATAAGTCCGTGTGCTGAAATGATGTCTCTAAAACGATCCTTAGCCATTAGGTCTCTGTATGGCATGAGAAATTCTTTAACCCCATCCTGCGGTAAGTGCAAACGTAGTAATAAGGTATGTCCCATATCGGGGTCGTCTATGTGGCTCACGGCATAAAAATAATACTTACAGATCAACTCAACAGTTTTGTTACCGTCTTCGTCTTTGATGTGTATATACACCCCACCGTTTGTGCCTCGGGCATAGGGGAAAGGAAACTCTTCAGGTATGACAAACTCACGCACCGTACCGTTTTCAGTTTCCTCCTTAACAACCTGCACCTCTTTTGGAGGCTCGATTAGTTCTGCCCCAAGACGTAGCGGTGTGCCTATCTTTTGGGGGCAACCTTCGCAGACGGACGGGTTGAGGTTTTTGTACGTTTCACAGGTGTAGGGGCCTTTTGTACTCGCGGCTTTGGCTTGCGTGGTACGTGGGTCGTAGTCGGGATGACGGCTGGAGAGGGCGCTGAACGCTTTTTCACTGTCGGTGCAACGGGCGGCAATGGAGAGGGCTGCTCTCCAAAGAGGTTCTTCCAAAGATTCTTGATTTTCGTAAGCATTGAGAATTTGAGCACAGCCATTTCCTTCTAAAGATAGTTTGAGAATAGTCTTAAATTTATACTGATGGTTGTCCATCAGTAGCTTGGTGGTTGGGTCTAGTTCACGCTTTAAGTGCGCAGGTACTTCGCCCATTTCAGCAAAGACATCATCCGAAAAATTAAAAGCTTTCTTCGCTTGCTCTAAGGACACCGGAGCTCCCTGCATCAGTACGGTAACTGCTAGCGGGTTCTCAGGATCTTTAAAGTTACTCGTGCCGGGGACTCGTAGAATCCTAGCAATATCAGCAGTCACCGCAGGGTCAGCGTGTAGCCCGTGCTTTACGCACAGTGATTTAAGGCTTTCTGCAATTGGTTTCCACTGTACTTTTGGTAAGTCTTGCTCAAGTGCCCAGTACACGTGTATGCCACGCCCTGAACTAATCAGCGTAGGCTTGGGTAGCTTGAGTTCTTCGATAAAACTTTTCAGCGCATCGAGTGCGTCTTCTTGTGTAGCGTATGGCTTACCCGCACCACAATCTAAATCTAGGAAAAAACTTTTTAGGTTTACTGCATTAGCAACTGTACGTCCTGCGGTACTGTCCTCATAAGACGCGAGAGCGAAGTAAGCATCGTATCCTTCCTCCAATAACTTCTCTGCTCGTACCTGCAACTCTTCTATGGTTTGCGTAAGCCTTTGTCTCGGCGCCGCATCTTTTTTTAGACCCACCACGCAGTAGTTGCCGGTTGTAGGCAACACCGATGATAGAAAAATAGTTGTTGTCAAAATAGCCGCCCTTTACCGTCAAAAAAGATAAGGCAGGGGTGGACGGCTTCACCCTTTTCGGTCAGCTAAACCTAGCCCCTCCACACTACAACAACTCAGCTTAGTTTGTTTATGAGCTTTTGAACTTTAGCATTTAGTCGTTCGGGGACGTTAGTTTTACCACGAAACCACGTATACACGGTAACCCGGGAAACCCCTAGGCGTTCGGCAACGTATTTCACAGAAACGTCCCTTACTAAACAAACCATCGCTAAACGGACACCGATCTTCTCAGCATCCGCTTGCTCAATCTCAGCAACAACCCTACGGGAGTAACCAATAGGCATGTCAGCCTCCTTAGTCGTCCCACTCGTCAAGAATGTCAGAGAGGTCTTTCTTCTCTTCAACTTCTTCTTTCTTAACGGTGCGCTTCACAGGCTCATCCTCAACTTCTTCTGAGACTGCGGGGGCGGGTTCCTGCTCTACTTTTTTAGTTGCTTCTGTAGCAATGGGCGCAGAGATAGCAGGTGCAGATTTTGCAGTAGCTCCGTCAGCTTGGGCTACCGTCATCGTGATAGCTTTTTGTGCCGTTGGTGTTTTGCCCTGCTCAATAACTGTGGCGTGTTCATCAGCTTCTAAGAAACGCACGGGCTTAAATGTAACCTTGGGGGTTGCACTACCTGTATCAAAACGCATCTCAGTAACAACAGAAGTGATAGGAATATTCTTCGCCCCAATCATTTTTGCGTACATTTCCAAAGGCCACTTACCAGCTTCGCCCTCACCAAAGATTGACGTAGAAGGTAGCGTGAGTTGATAGATGTCGCCATTCAAATTATTATCCAACACAACCGCTAAGCGGCGTGAGAAACGGCAAGCTCGTGATTCCCCTTGCCCTGAACCTTTGATGTTCTGTGGGCAACCCACACAAGATGCGCTCTGTGGAGCGGTTGCAGTAGCGTCAGGCTTTTCACCATCAGCAGACCAACAATCTGGGGGCGCGGCTACGCCTTTCTTGTAAGTACCCGCATAGTAAGTACGAGCTACCTTTGGAGCGGCGGCTACGATAACTGCGTTGAGAGTGCGCTCTTCTTTTTGTGCAACTTCTTTACCGTTGACCAACAAGCGCCAAACGCTACCTTCGATTGAGATACGTTTACCACTTTCAGAACTTCCCATAAGGGCACGGGTTGTTTCGTCAAGTGCGGCACCGTTACGTAAGTGTGCGGGTAAGTTGCTATCTAGCAATGTAAGATCATTACTCATGTGTACCATCTCCTTAAGATTTACGACGAACTGAAACTACGTATGAAGAATCCACATTTAAGCCCGGTGGATGTAGGTCGGGATACTCTTCTAGAAACTCTTGCATGGCAGTAATTGAGATCCTCTTCTGTAGCAACGGAAAAGCATCGTGCTCTTTTACAAACTTGTAGAAGGACTCCCAATCATGCGTCCAATATTTGTTTGATACTCGACGTGTAACCGTACCAAATTCCGTACGTAGGCTTTCTGCACCTGTCTCTTTGCATACCTCCAGTAACTTAGACTGGATCATATCTTGCTTCTGTTCTAAGTCAGCATCTTGCCTTGATAGCTCTTGACGGGCTTCCCGTATCTTGATGTATGCCTTGACCAAACGGTCTGCTGTGATGGTGCTCACTATTCCCCCCCTTTTGACTTCCGGTCTAGATCTTCTAAACGCAGTTGGAGTTCTCTGAGGACGGACGGGTTGGTAAACAAATCCTCTCGAACCATTACTAAAACGCTACGGGCTAGTTCGCGGATGAAAGTCCTATGCGCTTCGTGGAGGTCGTCAATGTCGTTAATACCCATATCAGTTATGTCTTCAGCACCCGTTGCGCACCGGATAAGTTCTTCTCGAATACGGGCGTTAACTCTTTTTTCAAGGTCTAACGTCATCACTACATCTACATCACTCATTCTCTTCTCCTTATGTTGTGTATAGATAATAGAACTAAAACTGTACAAAGTCAAGCATCTGTTTCGAGAATATTTTTGTACAGGTCGATAACCTTATTGTGTATGTCTACCTTGGACTCCAGCATCTTATAAATCTTTTTTTCCACGGGTGACCCCTGCAATTGCACGACGGTACATGGGTTGCGTTGCCCTGCGCGGTGCACTCGGGCGTTGGCTTGTAGGTATGTCTCTACGGAAGTAATTGGTCCGAACCATACAATTAAGTTAGCCGCCGTTAGCGTGACACCGTGTGCTGCCGCTTGAGGTTGTATGACAAGAACTTTAGGATCAGGCTGTTCTTGAAATCGTTGAAATATATCCGTGCGTCTTCCGGCGGGTACTGCTCCGTTGATGATCTCAGCACTGATGCCTTCCTTGGCTAACTCTTCGGCAATGATCTCGATGGTATGCCTGAACGGCGCAAATACTAGCACTTTGTGTGAGGCTTCGCCAATAACTTCTTTTAGCGCCGCCAGTCTAGTACCTGCATCAAACGCTATAAATTCTCCACTATCCGAG